TTCGGCCGGCTCAATGTCGAGGGGCTGCTGAAGCTAATTCGCGCCGGTCAAAAGTGGCATATCCATGTGCTGAAGCTGGTCGATAGCCTTATAGCACGTGGCACGCCCGATGCACTGATCCTGGCGCTCGCACCCTACATTACGGTTCCACCCTATACGGTTGACGAAACTACCCACGACCTTGCGGGGATGATCCGCACGGGGCGGCAGAAGTTCAATATCCCTAATCAGGATGACGAATTCAGTGAGAACGCTGCGCCGCCACCCGACGATGGTCCGATCCCGGCGGCGTCCTTCGTCGGTACACCGCCGCCGCGTGAATGGATTGTGCCAGAGTGGCTGCCGCGAGGCACGGTAACGTCGCTCTATGGCGATGGCGGAATCGGAAAAAGCCTGCTGGCACAACAACTCGGCGTTTGCATGGTGACACGTCAGCCGTGGCTAGGAATGACTGTTAAGCCGGGTCGCGTCCTCGCGATCTTTTGCGAGGACAGCTACGACGAGATATGGCGCCGCCAGTCCGATATCGAGAAGGCTCTGGGTATCGTTCTGCGCCATCCGCTTGCTGACCTAGCGCTATGGCCGCGTGTCGGTTTCGACAATCTTTTCGTGCAGTTCGACTTGGGCGGCGCACCTAAGCTATTGCCATTCTTCGGTCGCGTCATCGAGGAGGCGAAAAAGTTTCAGCCCAAATTGCTGATTCTTGATACGTCGTCGGACTTTTTCGGCGGTAACGAGATCGTTCGGAATCAGGTGAATTTCTTCGTCAAGGCCGTGCTTGGTCGCTTTGTCGCCGAGATGAATGCCAGTGTCCTCGTGCTTGCCCACCCGTCGCAGTCGGGCATGGCGAGCGGCAAAGGTGACGGAGGCTCGACGGCCTGGAATAACAGCGTGCGCTCGCGCTGGTACCTACAGGGCATCGAGGGAGGCATTAAGGAGCAGCGCATATTGACGCGGAAGAAGGCTAATTACGCAGCGTCGGGCGATAGCGAAAAGCTGGAGTTCGTATGGGAGAAAGGTGCGTTTACGCTGCCTGTTTCGGAAGACACGGTAGACCGAATCCAGCGACGCGCAATCAAGCGGGATGTGTTCACCGAGGTCGATCGGGCATGGTGCGACAAGGCACCTTATACGGGTCCGCAAGGGTCGAGACCGGTCAAGCAATCGCTCCCGCGGGCGTTGCCCAACCATCGTCCGGCGGAGGTTATGAGAGCCTTTATGGAGTTGTGTGAGGACGGGTGCATTACAACAGATCATGGCAATTCCCATCGGCGCGGTTACTGCGCAGTCCGCGCGCCGGACTTCATGAATGAGCGTAAAAACGGGGCAACTGATCATGATTAAGTCGTTGAAAATAAAGAGACTGCGCAAGAGACTGCGCACTGCGCAGCGCAGTGATGCAGTCATTTCGAAAATCGTAATGAAATCAACGGTGCGCAGTCTGCGCAGTTCCCCCCCTATACTACGTATAGCCCCCCCCCGAGCGCGGGAGCGCGCTTTCGGGCTTGAGGCCCGACGCGCTCCCGCGCTCTAGAAAGATTCCAATCATGATCCCCTCAGCCCAATCGGATTTCCTCGTCAAGCGGACTCAAGCGCTGGTCGAGGAGGTGGACATAACCGCGACGGCCATGGAGGCGAAATGGGGCGTCGATCGCCTCCGGCGTCTCGTCCCCCTTGACCTACGCGAGCGATGGGACCGACAATGCCGCGCATGGCACGAGGCGATCTGGACCAAGCCTATCCACGAGATCGAGGCGCTATCCCAGGCGATGATCCGAGGCTATCGAGCACTCGACGCAGCGGCGACGGCAGCAGGAGCGCCCCCCATCGAGCCGCACGCCATGGAGGTTGCCCGCAGCGACGGGCAAGTCATCGCCATCGTGTGCGACAACGCCCAAGCCCATGCGGCGTATCACTGCGGCCGGTACATCGAGGTTTGGACGCTTGCCGAACTGGCGCGCGTCATCGAGGCTTTCCCCGAGATCGCCAAGGCGAAGGAAGTGCTGCGCGGCGAGCTGGTCGATGTGCGCGGCGTCGCCCAGTCGGTTCCGATCGATTGGGCGACGGGCGATGATGTGAGCGAGTTTATTTAGACCGTTGCGCGTGCGAGCAATTCATCCCGCGCGATCTTCATCTCCAGGAACGCCACCGCGTACTGTGGCGCTCCCTCTCCCTTCATCCAGGCCGATACGGTGGAAGGCCATACATCCAGCACCTCGGCAAGCTCTCCCTGTCGCATGCTGGCGCGCGCGAGGAGGATGCGGAAATCGCGTGGGGGGAGCATCAATGCCCCCACCCGGCTGCGGTGCGATGCATGCTGTTGCCGACCAGTACGCCAGCGACCCGCTGGCCCCACTTGTTGGCTGTGCGAACATCATCAATCTTGATGCGGCCTTCTTGAATGAGCCGGCGGATCGGCAGCCCGCGATCGTCGCCCTCATAGCGAGGCGAGAGGAACGCACCCGACTGCGGCACGCACCGCTCCGAGCCCTTGCCGTTGTCCTCGGATGCGCTGGCGATCTCGCGCAGAATGGCGTACTTGCCGCGCACCTCGACGATCTCGAAAAACTCGACGTTGGTCTGATCGTAACCCCAGCACGTCGAGTAGATATCCCCGACCTGTACGGTGTGGACGAACGCCTTGCGCGCCTCGCGTTGCTGCGCCTTATAGGCCGCGATCTGCTGCCGCGACGCGAAGAACTCGCGGATGGTGCGCTCCAGCTCGGCGGTGTTACGGATCGAGTAGTTGATCAACGGGCGCTCGCCTTTGCCGGCAAACCCGACCAGATGGTAACGCGTAGAATTGCTCGGCCGATGGTGGAACGTGGCGAAGTAGCAAACCACGTCGGTAGCCTTGTCGGCAACCTTGGTAGCGTTCTTCGGGGTGTAGAAGGACCGGGGCATCTTGAAACCGCGCATATCGTCTCTCCCTTGTGTTTGAGTGAAGATCAGCGGGGCTTAAAAGCGATAGCCCGTCACACCCTCGCGATGATCCCAATGATCGGCAATGCGCACGATCGTGTCACCGTTGACGCGGTAGGAATGACCGCGCGAGGGCTTGATTACGGCACGCTCTGCGGCCTTCTCGCCCGACCAGTAAGCGATGTGAGATCGGATCAGCACGATATCGGCATTCGTCGATGTCGCCAGCGCTCCGAGCGTGGAGTAGAAGGCTTTCATGTCTGCGAGGTGCCGGTAAGCTGGCTGGCAGATGTGGGCGCTGGTGTCTGTCATTTTAGTCTCTCCCGTCGTCGATGGCTGAACGATAATCCGGGAGATCAATTCGTGTCAACCGAAAAAAGTACAATGGACAGAATTTTTCCTGTTGACAGCGTTTCGGGATATCAGCATACTCGCTTCATCAGCAACGAGGGAGACGGGTCATGATCAAGTACGCTCTATACCGCAGCAACGCTACCGGCCGGCGCGGTTCACGGCTTGGTACGATCGTTAAGCTGGCGCGGGGCTATCGATATGTTGACATGCACGGTCTCAAAGGGCCGATCGTCAAAATCTTCGATGATGCGATCCCCGCGCCTTGGACGATCGGCACCACGCAGAGCGAACTCGTTTTCTAGTTCAATCCATCACCTCAGCCAACAAGGCGCCCCTAACCGGGTGCCTTTCTTGTTTTCCAGTCGCTCATTTGCTATCATTCCGCATGTCGCGCTTTCAAGGCTTCGCCTCCTTATGCAGCCGCAACAGCGCAGCTCTAGAAGCCTTCGCCCGATTCTCATACTCGGCATACTCTCGATCTAACGCAGCCTTGCGTCTCTCAAGCTCCGCCGCCGCATTGTCATGCCGCCCCTCAAGGTATGCCAGCACTGCCGTTACGTGACGCTTACGCAAGCGTCGCGAGCCTGCCGCTAGTTGCCACGCATGCCGGTGCGATACGCCCAGCACTCGTGCAGCACGCTCAGCCCACCGACTAGGTCCAAATACCGCAATCAGATGCTCGCGCACCCCATTGGGCTTGTGATGTCGCATTCACGAAAGTCCGTCGCTTTTGCGAAAGTCAATGTGTCGCTTATACGAAAGCATGTCGCTTTCTGAAAGGTTGCGTGTTCAGATTACGGTGTTCGTCGCATTTTTCGAAAGGGCGTTGTACGAGCCCATTCCCCTGCCATCCGCAGCCCGCCAGCACGCATCTGGCACACCTCCGGTACCTGACAGCCACCTTCTCGCACACGTTCTCCACGGCCTCCGCAGGGCACTTTCCGGGCACGTCGGATATATGCGGTCACTACTACATCTTGATGCATGCGCTGATAATTGCATGACCGAAATCGCAAGTCATTGAAATTATTCAATACGCAATTGCTCAGACTGGCGCTTATGCGACGAATGTCGTACATACGCGGGTGTATGGGATGCGTGTGCATGACCGGGCTGGCCTGGACCGTGCGAGCGCGTATTTCGACAGGCGACGGGACGCAGGCTTGGGGGAGCGGTCGCCACCCACCTCCCCTGCCGCCCAAAATTCTGCATTGACCCCACACATGCTGTGCACCTATATTGCATGCATGTCTCCTGCACCGATCAAAGCAATCCTCGTGCACATGACGGAGAGGCGCGTTAAGCGGTTCTGGTCGCGTGTTGATGTGCGTGGGGAGGGGGAGTGTTGGCCGTGGCTGGCGCGAAAGACGCCGCACGGTTATGGCTGGCTGAGCATCGAGCCGCGTGGGTCGGGCAAGACGCTGAATTTGCTAGCGCACCGGATTGCGAAGACGCTGGAGTTAGGGCGGGATTTGGAGATGCCGCATCTGCGGCATACGTGTCACAATCCTGCGTGCTGCAATCCCGAGCATTTGGTAGAGGGGACGGCGCGCGATAACATTTGGGACAGCATCCAGGCTGGCCGGTTCGGCGGGCGGAATATGTGGGGCGGTGCCGGGAGCCGGCGGGGTGTCGAGCATCCTGCGGCGCGGTTTACGGAGGAGCAGCGGAAGGAGGCTCTTCGGCTTCGCTATGTCTTTGGACATTCACAACATCTTATCGCTTTTCAGATCGGCTGTCATCGGCAATCGGTGATCCGATGGTGCAGGGAATACGAGGCTGCGATCCTTGAAAGTCCTGCAAACAGGCTGGTGTTCTGATGCGCCGGGGGGTGGTGCTGACGGTGGCACTGTCGGACAACGAGAAGGCACGCATTGCAGCGGCGGCCGAGCGGGAGCGGCGGACCATGTCGCAATGGGCAAGGCTGGCGCTCCTCGATGCGCTGGCGGCGTCGGAGAAGGCGATTGACGCCGCGAAAGTGTAGCGCTATTGTGCCGCACATATGGCCCACACAGTAGCGGGATATACGGTGTCTCGTGTCCACAAAAGCGCGCAGAGACATCGGACGATGCGGGTGCGAACCTCGGAGCAGGAGCATGCGGCGTTTGAGGCTGCGGCGAGCGTTTCGGGGCTGACGCTGTCGGCTTGGGTTCGGATGGTCCTGCGGGAGCGTGTGGCGGATCGACTGGAAGGGCGGACATGATAGCGGATGAGCCGATCGAGCACCGGGCGAAGCTGTGGGGCGACGACGAGCAGATGCTGCGGCGCTGGTGCGTGGAGCAGGCGGCAGAGACCATGCACACCTCGCAGAGGCCGCTCGTCGACGAGGCGCAGCTGATCTACGATTGGGTGACGAAGTGAGCGAACGGGGAGGGTGAGATGATTTTGGCCGGCAACCATACCACGACGACGATTGTTGAGGAGCGTGCGACCTCTAGTAGCGGTCATGAATCTTCGCAATCCTCTGGCGGCGGAATCGACCTCTCGTGGGGCTCGGCCGCTTCCGGTGGTGAAGTCAGTTCATCTTCGGATAGCGGAGTGTCTTACGACAGCGGCGCATCCTCCGATACCTCGTCTGGAGGAACGGACGTTTCATGGTAAGCGAAGCCGAGCGCTGGCGAAGTGGGAACGCGGCGGTCTGCAAAACCGCGAGGAGCGAGTTCGATTCTCGCGCGCTCGTCCAATAAGGGGGAGACATCAGGTGCCGAAGAAGATCACCAAAATCACGCCCGAGCAAGCAGCGCGCTTCGGCGAATGGACACAGAAATGGATTGAGATCGGGCTCTCGACAGAACCGGCGGATTTTGAACGTGCGACCTTTGCCGCCCTGAAGGGCTATGAACTTGCCAACCTCAAGCGCCCGATGGTCGTACTGCGCATGGGAAGTCCCTATGCCGCGACGTTGGGCGGGGCACTCGCATGGGCCATGCTGCGCGGAGTGGCTTCGGGTATCTCTCCGCAGGTCGAGTCGCAGGTCTGGTCGCAGGTCTGGTCGCAGGTCGGGTCGCAGGTCGAGTCGCAGGTCGGGTCGCAGGTCGAGTCGCAGGTCTGGTCGCAGGTCTGGTCGCAGGTCGAGTCGCAGGTCGGGTCGCAGGTCCGGTCGCAGGTCGAGTCGCAGGTCGAGTCGCAGGTCTGGTCGCAGGTCGAGTCGCAGGTCCGGTCGCAGGTCTGGTCGCAGGTCCGGTCGCAGGTCGGGTCGCAGGTCCGGTCGCAGGTCTGGTCGCAGGTCTGGTCGCAGGTCCGGTCGCAGGTCGAGTCGCAGGTCGAGTCGCAGGTCTGGTCGACTCCTTACAATGCATATAACGGAGCCTTTTGGGCTTCGTGGGGCGCCTATGTCTCGTTCTTCCGTGATGTCATGGACTGGAACGATCCTGCTCTCGGGCGTTTCAGCGTTGATGAGGAGTTGATCAAAAGCTGCGGGTGGGTTTGGTGGCACAAAAATGTGCTAGCGATCTCAGATAGGCCAGAAGTCATTCGCCGCGATGATCAAGGCCGCTTGCACGGCGAGACTGGGCCATCGATCAAATACCGCGATGGGTGGGCTCTCCATCACTGGCACGGCACTGCTGTCCCGCAAGAATGGATCGTGGATCGAACCACACTTACGCCCAAACTAGCGCTCGAACAACAAAACGTTGAGACGCGCCGCGCGGCATGTGAGATTATCGGTTGGGCGAAGATACTCACCGAACTCAGGGCAAAGACCATCGATAAAGATATCGATCCGACGATCGGAGAGCTTGTTGAAGTCAATCTGCCGGACGCAGGCAAGGAGCGGTTTTTGCGCGTGCTATGCGGGACTGGCCGAGAATTTGCGATCCCAATGCCCCCTCACATCAAAACCGCCCTTGAGGGGAATGCGTGGAGTTACGGCGTCGATGCGGAAACCTACACCCCAGAAGTAAGGACATAGATCATGAAGACGTTTACTAAAGCCGCTGCGCAGGGCGATATCTATATCATGCGCATCGCTGAACTGCCCGCTGGTCTCGTTCGCGTCGCCCCGGAGAACGGGCGCGTCGTCGTCGCTCACTCAGAGACGGGGCATAATCACGTGATGGACGCCGAGCGCGTCGAGATGTACCGGCTCCCCGACGAAATCTACGAGTGCTTCCTTGTCGTGAAGGAAGTGACGCCGCTGGAGCATCTGCGCGCATGGGATACACACGAGTCTCTGCTGCATGAGCCGGGAATTTACCGCGTGCGGAGACAGCGAGAGCATGTGCCGGAAGGCTGGCGTCGGGCTGCGGACTAATGACCGAAGCCGAGCTGCAAGCCTGGCGTGAAGGACGTGCAGCCGGACGGTCCTTTCGCATGACGCACGCACATGGGCGGCCGACTTGTCCCTATGATACGAAGACGCCAGAGTTGATGAAGGCATGGCTTAAGGGCTATGATGACGGAAGGAGTCTGAGAGGATGACGGGGGTACGGGGGGTGAAGGAAGGCGATCGCCAGATCGGCGCGGCCATTCGGAAGAGACGGATCGCGCTCGGCATGACGCAAGGCGACCTCGGCAAGAAAGTCGGCGTCACCTATCAGCAAATCTTCAAGAACGAGACCGGCGTTAACCGCGTCTCCGGCTCGCGCCTCCTCGCGGTGGCGCAAGCACTGGATTGCACGGTCTCCGATCTCCTCGGCGATCTCGATGCACCGATCGAGAAGGACGTGCGAAGCCGGAGGTTCCTGAACCTCTCGGATGATCTCTCGGTCTTGCCCGACGAGGAATTCGAGGCCCTTCGGCATTACGTCCATGCGATGGCGAAGCGGCATCGCCCGGAGGCGGCGTGATCACCTCTCACACGCCCGAAACCCTGCGTGCATTCGAGAGCGAGATCGCGGACCTCTTTAATCAGGGCCGCATCCCCTATCCCGTGCACCTGCACGGAAACAATGAGGCCCAACTGATCGACGTGTTCAAGGATGTCGGTCCCGATGATTGGGTCTGCACGAACTGGCGTTCCCATTACCATTGTCTCTTGCGCGGCGTTCCGCCTGACGAGCTGAAAGCCGCGATCATGGCGGGGCACTCGATTACGCTCAACTTCCCAAAATTCCGCATCGTCTCTTCGGCCATCGTCGGTGGCATCTTGCCGATTGCTCTCGGGATTGCATGGGAAACGAAGAGGCGGGGCGGAGGTGAGAAGACGCATGTCTTCCTAGGTGACATGACGTTTGAGACCGGCATTTTCCACGAATGCTTTAAGTACGCGACTTGGCAGAATCTGCCGGTTCGGTTCATCGTCGAGAGCAACGGCAAATCGGTTTGCACTGATACGCAGATCACCTGGGGCGGAACGTATTGCTACGATCCGGCTGAGTACCATTTTCGAGAGTATAGCTACAGTCTGCCCTACCCCCATTCGGGCGCCGGGGTCCGCGTGCAATTTTGAGTACTTACGTTGACGCCCTGCGCGAGGCCATGAGCCTCTGCGCTGCTCAGCCTCGATCGATCATCACGGGCCAGGCAGTTGCTTGCGCTGGCACGGCTATGCGGGGAACGCTTGATCATATTCCTCTCGACAAGCTTCTAGAGTTTCCCGTCGCAGAAGAAATGCAGATGGGTCATGCGATCGGCGTCAGTCTAGCCGGTGGACTTCCGATCACCTGTTACCCGCGCCAAAATTTCCTTCTCCTCGCTATCAATCAACTCTGCAACCATCTCGACAAGATTCCGCTCTACAGCGACTACCGCCCGCGCGTGATCATCCGAACCGCCGTGGCGCATGACAAGCCGATGGACCCAGGCGCGCAGCATTTGGGCGACTACTCTCTTGCACTCCGCTCCATGTGCTCCACCGTGCACGTCGAATGCCTGATGGGCGCAGAGCAGATTGTGCCAGCCTATCAGAGAGCGATCGATCGGAAGGGATCATCGCTGCTCATCGAATACGCGAGGCTTTACTGATGGAGGCCACGGCAAGTGGCGGCATCGGTTTCGGTAGCGCTCTCGCAATGGTGCTGTCGTATGCGAAGTGGCATAGCGTCTTGTGGGCCATCTTATACGGTATCTGTAGTTGGCTCTACGTGATCTATTTCGTGATGACGGGGGATTGATGACCTACACCTACGCATGCGCCTACACGAAATGGGATGATGAAGAGTACGCCGCGATCGACCGCGTGCGCGCCTCCGGCCAATGGACGCAAGGTCCCGAAGTCGCCGCATGCGAGGAGGAATTTGCCGCCTATCATGGCATGAAACATGGGATCGCCGTGAATTCTGGATCGAGCGCGAACTTAGTGGCCGTCGCCGCGCTCTGTCACAAGCAGGAGAACTCCTTGCGGCCCGGCGACAAGGTGCTTGTCCCGGCCATCGCGTGGGCCACGACATATGCCCCTCTTGTGCAGTACGGCCTCGATCTCGTCGTCGCCGACTGTGACCAAACCTGGAATGCCAAGCCGGTCACCGCGCTCGCGCATGATTGCAGGCTCATCCTCGGCTGCTCGATCCTCGGCAACCCCGCCTATCTGCGCGATTGGAAGCGCATCGCCGATTACGTCGGCGCCTACTTCATCGAGGACAATTGTGAAAGCCTGGGCGCCCAGGTTGGCACGATGGGCGATCTTCAGCGCTGCGGCACGTTCGGGCTGCTGAACACATTCTCGTTCTTCTACAGCCACCAGATCAGCGCCATCGAAGGTGGTATGATCCTGACCAACGATGATGAGTTGGCTGATCTCTGCCGTATGATCCGGAACCATGGGTGGACGCGTGGTATCGGGCCGGCGAAGGATTTCGATCACGAATACGACTTCGTCCTGATGGGGTACAATCTCCGCTGGCTTGAGATGCACGCTGCCATCGCACGCGCGCAGTTGCCGAAGCTGGAGGAGATGCGCCGAGCACGGCAGCAGAACCTGAACAACTTCGTTGTGCTTGCGGAGGGCTTGCCGATCGAGATGCAGAAGCGCAACCTGCCGGGGATACCATCGCCGTTCGGGATTGCGTTCAGCGTGGAGAGTCGGGATGCGCGCACCAATCTTGTTAATGCTCTCCGTGCTGGCGGCATCGATTGTCGCTTGCCTACTGGCGGCTCTTTTTTACGGCACGCCTATTCGCTGAGGTGGCAGAATCAATCGACGCCAACCGCCGATCGCTTGCACGATACCGCGCTTTTCCTCGGCCTCGCCCCGTTCGACATTCTGCCGCAGATGCGCAAGGCGATAGAGATCATGAAGAAAACCCTGTGATCCTGGTGCTTGAAATCCTGGGCGTATTACTCGCCTCCGCCCTCCTGACGTATTGCGGCGTGCCGTATCTCGGGCTCTTCTTTGCCGTCGTCTGGGCCGGAGGCAAGGTGCTCGATTGGTGGGTCAATCGTTTATTGGATAGGTTGGAGATACCGTAATGGCATCGCGACGGGGAGTGTTGGGCGGTATTCTGGCGGCGCCATTCGCTGCGCGGACGGTGGGCGCTGAGATGGCGAAGACGTATTCTCCCGGCTTGGGCCCGGCTACTCAGGCGGTTGATTATTACGGCGGCAATACGTTAGGGGCGCCGTCTGAGGGGCCGGATACGCGGCATCTTCACAGTCTTCTTGACGCTCTTTATCAAAAACGTGAGCGCCGGATGGCGCTGATGACTCAGCCGATAGATATCGATTTATATATCCTTAAATCGCCATCTCCTTCATGGAAAGCAACGATGCAGCGTATGAGGGACGACGCAGACCGAACGGTGGAGCAGAAGATTAGACAGCAAATTTCTGACATCAACGACTCATTCTGGAATGCTGCAAAAAGAGCGATTTCTTAATGACAAACATTTTCATCTCCGGCGGCGCGGGCTACCTTGGCTCCGTCCTCGTCCCCGCGCTTCTCAAGCGCAATCACGGCATCGATCGCGTGACGGTACTGGATCACTTTGCTCACAATCAGAACAGCCTCGCAGCGTGCGCGCGATACCGCAACTTCGAAGCGGTCAACGGTGATGCGCGCGATATGTCGATTGTGGCGCCGCTTGTCGCAAAAGCGGACGTGGTCATTCCGCTCGCAGCGATCGTCGGAGCGCCGGCCTGCAAGCGCGACCAGTCGGCGGCGATCAGTACGAACCGTCATGCCGTCGCCAATCTCTGCGGTCTGCTCAGCCCGGAGCAGCGGGTGATCTTCCCGAACACCAATTCAGGATACGGCATCGGCGGCGAGGATTTGTGCACGGAGGAGAGCCCGCTCCGTCCGCTGACGCTCTACGGCCAGACCAAGGCCGAAGCCGAGCAGATCGTGATGGACCGCGAGAACTCGATCGCCTTCCGCCTCGCAACGGTGTTCGGCCCCTCCCCTCGCATGCGGCTCGACCTCTTAGTCAACGAATTTGTTTGGCGAGCCGTCAATGATAAGTCGATCACTATATTCGAGGGTCACTTTCGCCGAAACTTTGTTCATGTCTCTGATGTGGCGCGCGCTTTTTGCCATGCCATCTCAGAATTTGGCAGAATGAAGGGGAACATTTATAATGTCGGGCGTACCGATGCCAATATGACTAAATTGGAGCTATGCGCCAAAATAAAAGAATACGTTTCTGATTTTGTTTATCTGGAAGCTCCTATAGGAAATGATGAAGACAAGAGGGATTATATTGTCTCAAATGCCAAGATGGAGGCAACTGGCTGGGCTCCTATTGAGACGATAGATGATGGTATTAAGGAATTGTTGGTTTTGTATCCGATGCTGAGGAATTCTATTTATGCAAACGTCTAAGAGAAATTATATAAAGGGGCCTCCTAGGGTAAGGTTATTGGGTCACCTATTGATCGGTGATGGTTGCTGGGAATGGGACAAGCCTAACAACCATCACGGATATGGGGAGATCAACATAGAGGGCAAGATTTTTCGGGCCAATCGCGTCGCTTGGGAACAGGCTAACGGCCCCATCTCTGATGGCTTGTGGGTTTTACATCATTGTGACAATCCTGCTTGCTGTCGCATTAGCCATCTGTTTCTAGGTACGCCAAAAGATAACATGATGGATTGTTCTGCCAAGGGACGCACGAACGGACCCGCCAAGTCAAAGCCTGGCGAGAAGCACCCAATGGTAAAATTAACTTGGAATATTGTTGATCAAATTCGCTCTAGCCAAGAAACTTCGTCATCTTGGGCGAAGCGGCTTGGAATGCACCACTCAACGATATGCTACATTCGGAAGGGCAAACTTTGGCGGGAGGAAACTCGCAATGCCTAGGCCATCAAACACCAAATTGACATGGAAAGCAGTTCTGGAAATCCGAGCATCTCAGGAAAGCTCATATAAGATCGCCGATCGCTACGGCGTCACGCCGTCGCTCATTCGCACCGTGCGCCAGGGGCTGGTGTGGAAACGGGAGCCTGCATGCTCGACATCATCCTGATTCATCCCGGTGCTCAACACGGAATTTTCGGACCTCTCGGCGATAATCTGACCGCCAAAGAGCCCCCAACATGGACGCGCATGATTGCGGGGTGGCTGCGCGATCGGGGCTATCTCGTTCGCATCATCGATGCCGAAGCCGAGAACCTGACGCCGCTGCACGCTGCATTGCGCACGGCACACTGGACACCGAAGGTCATCGGCATCGTTGTTTCGGGGCACCAGCCGTCAGCGAGCACACAGCAGATGGTCGGCGCCTCCGCTATCGCCAAGGCGCTGCGCACGTGCTGCTCGCGCTCCACCGTCGTCATGCTCGGCAACCATCCCTCGGCGCTCCCGGAGAGGACGCTGCGCGAGGAGCAGGTCACTTACGTCATCGACGGAGAGGGGCCGATCTCTCTGAAAGCCCTGATCGATGATGAAGACCCGAAGGACATTCCGGGATTGGTCTGGCGGCAGGATGACAAGATCATCCGGAACCCTCTCGCCCCGTTGATCCCGATCGACGAACTCGGCGGCGATGTTTGGGATTTGCTGCCGATGGACAAGTATAGAGCCCATCAATGGCAGTGTTTTGGTGATCTCTCCAAGAGACAGCCTTACGCGTCTATCTATACGACGCTTGGCTGCCCGCATAAATGTTCGTTTTGTATGATTAATACATTCCAGCATGTCAATAAATACCGGATGAGATCGCCTGAAAAGGTAGTGTCGCAGATCGTTCATTTATACGAGCATTACGGTGTCAGGACGATCAAGATTGCGGATGAGATGTTCGTGCTGAACGAGCGGCATTATACGGCGATCTGCGAGGGGTTGGTCGAGGCCAAGGCAGCGGGCCATCTGCCCGACGATCTCAACATCTGGGCCTACGCGCGCGTCGATACGGTGAAGCCGCATACACTGGAGATGTTCCGTAAGGCCGGCATCCGATGGCTCGCGCTCGGCATCGAATCGGGGAGCAAACATGTCCGTGATGGCTCGGATAAAGCGCTGCGCAACGAGGATATCGTCGGCGTGGTCCGCGCCATTCAGGCAGCGGGCATCAACGTCATCGGGAATTTCATCGTAGGCTTGCCGGATGACTCCATGGAGACGATGGAAGAGACCTACCAACTCGCGGCCGAACTCAACTGCGAGTTCATGAACGTCTACAGTGCTCATGCTTACCCTGGCAGTAAGCTCTACGACGAGGCTCTTGAAAAGGGCTGGACGCTGCCGAAGACATGGAGCGGGTTTTCCCAACATAACGCCGATTGCCGGCCGCTAGATACGCAGTTTGTCACCGGCAAGCAGGTGCTTGCCTTCCGCGATGAATTTTTCCGGCGCTACTACAGCCGCCTGGAGTACATCGATATGATCCGTGCGAAATTCGGTGAGGCGACAGTCGATCACATCAATGGTATGTTGAGATATAAATTAACCCGGAAACTGTTGACGGGGGAGATTTCGTAATGGTCAAAGCCGTCATCGATAAGCGCGAGACGACGATCGACAACGAGACGGGCGATGTCCGCAAGGACGTTAAGGGCACGGTCAAGGGCTTCCGCGACGGCTTCAAGCGCTACCTGGAGCAGGGCGCGCGCATCGTGCAGCCGGACATCGCGGTCAGTGTGGGGCAGTTCCCGGAGGGGCACCCGGCCTATCCCTCATGGGCCGTGCAAATCCTCATGACACCTTTCGAGAACAAGGAGGATGCGGAAGCGACCGCCGATCGCATGGAAAACACCATTCGTCGGACGTTCGTGCAGTGAGCGAGATGGTTGACCGCGTCGCAACGGCGCTTTGGCCTGAATATTTTCGAGAGCGCGTGACGCAACTTGTTCATTGTGAACTTCGCGTTGTCCCAGCAGATGAGGTTGCGGTTCTACGCGACTGGGCTCGCGGGGAGGCGCGGAAGGCGTTGCGGGCTGCTCGTGAGCCGACCGAGGAGATGGTGCAGGCTGCTGAGGCAGAATTCTTTGAACACATGCCGGAAGCGCGTGACTGGTCTTTGACGATGGCGAAAGAGGCTTACCAAGCAGCGATCGACGAGGCTCTTAAGTGATCAAAGCCGAGAAGGTCATCGAGGAGCTACAGAAGCAGATTACGCGCCTTGAGAAGTTCAAGGACGAGAACCTGTCGGCCTTCGTGCTGATCATCCCGCCCGCAGGGACATCGGTGTCCTTCGTCACTATGGATGCGGCAGATGACTCGCAGACCTTCTACAAGACGCTAGCGCAGCGCATTCAGGACTTGATCGCCGAGGACCAGGCCGGCGGCGTTCGCGTGCCGGGGATGGGGCGGCGATGAATGGCCGGAAAAGGGTGGGATAAGGCCAAGGTTCGGGTTTTCCGGGCGGCATTCTTCGACTTTGCGAAGCACGTCAAGATCGTCTCGAAGGACCAAGAGGGCTTCAATGCCGTCAAGTTCTACGAGGCGCAGCACCGCTTCCTCGACGCGGTGTTCGAGGGCCTAGAGCAAGACATCCACTACTTTGTCTGCTTGAAAGCTCGCCAGCTCGGGATTTCTACAGTAGTGCGTATGTTAATTGTCTTCTGGGCCTTCATGCACGAAGGACTCCGCGTCGCGCTGATCTACGACACGGACAGTCACCGCAACGAGGCCCGCGCCGAGATCAAGGGCTTTCTTGAGCGTCTTCCTGCCTCGCACTCGATCAACACCAAGAAGGGCGGCGACAACCGCGATTATCTCGAATTCGAGAACGGCTCGCGCGTCTCGTTCTACGTCGCGGGCGTGAAGAAGTCCAAGGGCTCCGGTGGCCTCGGTCGCGGTCGCGGCGCCAACATGGCCGGGTGTACCGAGGTGTCATCCTGGGGCGATCTGGAGGGCGTGAAGGCATTCGAGCGCTCGTTGTCCGATCAGCATCCGAACCGGCTGTATATCTGGGAATCGACGGCCCGCGGGTTCAACAATCCCTTCTACCCGATCTGGAACCGCGCGAAGGCCGACGATCTCACCAAGAAGGCGATCTTCATCGGCTGGTGGGCGAAGGAGTCCTACTCGCACGCGAAGGGCACCGCGCTATTCGAGCGCTACGGTTCCTATCCGCCGACCGAGGAGGAGCAAAAGAAGATCGACCTCGTTGAAGAGCGCTACGGGCACAAGGTTACGATGGAGCAACTGGCGTGGTATCGCCATGAGTTCGATCCCGACGTAGACCACGACAGCGAGAGCGAGGAAGAGGGCGACGAGATCACGCGCCAGGAGCTGCCCTGGTACGAGGAAGAGAGCTGGATCATGACAGGCTCTCCGTTCTTCTCGGCGGAGAGACTGACCGATCTGATGAGCGAGGTGCGGAACTATCCGTACAAGGGCTATCGCTACTTCATGTCGGAGCACTTCGAGTCAACGCAGGTCGAGCAGGTCAAAGTCCCGCGCCAGATGCAGCTGAAGGTGTGGAAGGAGCCGGAGCCCGATGGCGTGTATGTCATCGGCGCCGACCCGGCCTATGGCTCGTCAGAGGACTCAAACCAGTACTGCTTGGAGGTTCTCCGCTGCTACGCCGACTATATCGAGCAGGTTGCGGAATTCTGCACCGTCCGCATGACGACGTTTCAGTTTGCCTGGGTGATAGCGCATCTCTGCGGCGTCTACGGAGGAAGCGACGGGCGATGCCGTCTCCTGATGGAGATCAACGGTCCCGGCGCGGCAGTGTTGAATGCCTTCCGCGAGTTGATGACGATGGCGAAGGCGGGGCTTCTGCCGGCGGGCGACGGCTTCGGCGATATGACGCACGTCTTCGACCACGTGCGGCAGTACATGTACACACGGCAGGACTCGATCCACCAAGCCCCTTCGGGCGTGCACTGGATCACCTCGATCAAGAACAAGGTGCAGATCATGGAACGCTTCCGCGATCTGCTGACCTTGAAGCAGCTATCGCTCCGCTCTGCCGCGTTGATCGACGAGATGCAGACCATGGAGCGCGAAGGCGACTCAATCCACGGATCGGGCTCGTCTCAGGATGACCGGGTCATGGCGATGGCGCTGGCGATCAAGTGCTACGAGGACAGCGAGCGGGCGTCGCTTCGGGCGCGCGGCATGACCCGCGAGATGGTCATGCGCACGCAGTCGGCATCGCAAGCGGACATGCAGCAGCTGTTTTCGCAGTCGCTGGTCTCGTCGTTCTTTAATGCGCAACAGAGAGAGCGTACAAGGATGGCACGCGCGGTGCGGCGCGGGACGAGGTATCGATGGTAATATGCTGGCCCTTCATCCGGCGTCATCGTCGCCGTCGCTTCCACGTGATCTTTACCGTGCGCGGCGTTTCTGTCATCCTTAACGAGAAGGAGCGTATTATCATGTCGACCTCGATGAATGTCGGGCAGACCCTGCCTCTGTCGATTGCCGAGCTGGATCAGAACGGCCAGCCGATGCAGAGCTTCGTGACGCCCGATTCGCCGCCGACCTGGACCCAGAGCGACACGTCGAACACCCTCACTGTTGCGGCCGATGGTCTGACGGCGACACTGCTTGCGGCAACGGTGGGCACGGACACGCTCTCGCTGACGGTAATTGCCGGCGGCAAGACGTTCACCGCGACGCTTGACGTTGCAATCGCTGCCGCGCCGCAAGTGCTGACCTCGGTCGAAATCGTACCGGGCACGCCTGCGTGATGGGTCGGCGTTCGACGACACGTCCCGAGGATCGTTTTTGGGCTCAGGTTTCTCCGGAGCCCAATTCCGGTTGCTGGCTCTGGACGGGCGCACTTAGCAAGGGGTACGGCATTTTTTTCGTCTCCGGCATCAGCACTTTTGGTCGCAGACTGCTGTATGGTGCACACAGGTATTCTTACGAGCTTAATGTTGGCCCTATCCCCGAGGGATTGCACCTTGATCACAAGTGCCGGGTGCGTTGTTGCGTTAACCCACACCATTTAGAGCCAGTAACTCAAAGGGTGAACAATCTTCGCGGCGTTGGCGCACCAGCGCAGAATGCGCGGAAAACTCATTGCAAACATGGCCACCCGTTTGATGAACTAAATACATATTGGTGGAGAGGTCAAAGATATTGTATAGCGTGCAAGAGAACACCGGAGAGACTCGCTTATTTCAAAGAATATAACAAAAGACGGTCGTCTAAATGATATACCGCCTTCGCTGCCCGGATTGCGGGGGGAAGTTCACTCACGAGGGAGATGACTTCCCCAACTATTGCGCTCTTTGCGGCGCTTTCTGCGGCATCCCAGACGACGGCTTCGTGCCTTCCAAGGTCACGATTAGCACACCGCTCGGACGATCAGGCGATGCAACCTACCGCATGCTGGAGGAATCCTCGGCACGCAATGCGGAGATGATGGGCGATCCCTCGCTGAAAGTCACGAACCTCAAGGACAATCTCCGCGAGGGCGACGTAGCGGCGATGCCGCCACAGCCGAGCAAAGAGTACAAAACCATCGTCAGCGACATGCAGCAGAATCCCGGCTTCTCGGGCGTCGCGCCAGGCGGTCTGAGCACGCAGGACGTGATTGGGCTGGCCAACCAAGGTAGGAAGTCCGGCTCCGGGGCCACGGCACTGCGGGCGATCCAAGGCGGGGGTGGAGCGGCACCGTCTGCGGCTGGCGGCACCTTGAAGGGAAATTTTGGCGGCGGTATTGGATGATCCTTCCCGACCAGCCCGCCAAACTCGCCGTATGGGCAAAAGCACGCATCGATGACTGCCGCGTCTCTGCCGCCACTCGCGCGCAGAATGCCCGCAACCTGAAGACCTGGCGCTACACGGGATCACCGGACGGGAACACCGCGATCGTCAACCGGCTGGACTTCCATATCGACCGCATGGCCGACATGATCTTCAGCCCGATCGATCTGCGCTTCCACATCGATTTCACGCATATCTACCCGAAGACGATTCTTGATCAGGCCGAGACAGCCTCGCGCGCGCTCACCCGCGAGATCGAGCGGCGCGACATCGACATGCAGATTCAGCAAGGCGTCAACGTCGCCCTGGAGCAGGGCGCGTGCATCTTGAAGGTCATGCATGAGCATGGCGGCATCTCGGGCAATCTGGTGATGCCGTGGCAGTTCGGCGTCTATCAGGAGAACATCGCCGATCTTGGGAAGCAGGAAGCGGTTTGCGAGACCTCGTTCATTACGACATCGGATTTGTGGCGGCGCATCTCACACCGGGCGGATCGCGTCGATATCATGCGGCGCGCGATGGCCTACGCGAAGAAGCAGGCCGGAAGCGATGAGTCGCAATCGTACTTTCATCAGGTGCTTCTCTCCGGCACGTCGCCGCTGGTACAAACGGATCAGCCCTTCACGTCACAGCCCGGCGGCTTGGTACAGGTTCAGTCGGACCCGACCGGCGCAGAACTCTCGCCCGATGTCATGGCCGAGATGCTGATGTTCCACGAGCTGTGGGTGCGTGACGACGATACGGAGGACTACACCACCATCCAGATCGTCGAGCCCGACATCCTGATCGCGCCGCGGTTCCTCAAGAAGAACCTCTTCGTCCCCGAAGTCCTCCCCTACACGCTGTTACAGTGCAACCGCCTGCCGAACTACGTATGGGGACGTTCTGAGATCGTCGATCTCCAGAAGCTTCAGTTGCTCCTCCGCGATCGGATGGAGGACATCAAGAAGCTGATGAGCCTGCAATACGATCGGTTCCTAGCGATCACCGGCACGTCCACCATGACGGATGAGCTTTACGACACGGCACGTGAGGCAGGGTTCATGAACCTTGAGCCTGGCTCTGGCGTGGAGGACTTGACCCCGCCGATGCCGGCAGAGGCATTCGCCGACATCAAGCAGATCACCGAGTTCATGGACGAAATCTCAGGCTTCAACAACGTGCTCTCGGGGCAGGGCGAGCCTGGGGTCCGCGCGGGCAATCACGCGCAGATGCTGATGAAGACAGCCTCCCCCTCGATGCGCAACAAGGCGCTGATCATCGAGCGACAGGTGGCGGATATCGGCGACAAGGTGTTCAAGGCGAAGGCCGCGAAGGAAGCCGAGGCATATTGGACGGGTGATGTGATGAAGGAAGGCAATGAGTTCCTTCTTGCGCAGTTGCCGGACGATTACCGCGTGACCGTCGATAGCCACTCGTCCTCGCCGATCTACGAGGATGATTACCTGCAGATGGCGGCGCTGGCGGCGAAGCTTCAGGTTGTCGGTGGCGAGGACATTATTGACCTGCTCCCGCTACCTAGACGCGATTTGCTCAAAGCTCATCTCGCCGAAAAGAAAAGAGCTGAAGCCGCCCTTATTCAACAGCACCCTGAGTTGCTGACAAAGGGGCACGGCGGCTCGCACCACAAATAACGGGGAATATCATGGATAAAGACATTCGGGTTCTCGTGACCGGCGGGTACGGCTTCGTAGGTCATAATCTCGTCGATTATCTTCAGTGCAGCCGGTACACACATGTACTTGGGGAGCATGCACCGGATTGGGCCGATACGAGCAAAACGCACGATTTTTTTGATCGCAACCGGCCGACACATGTCTTCCACTGCGCAGGTTTCGTGCGCGGCATCGCGGGCAACCTCGCGAATCAAGAGAAGGCGTATCGGGTCAACTGCCAGATCAACACGAACGTCGTCGCCGCATGCGTCGAGCACAAGGTCAAGAAGGTCGTCGCTCTCGGCACGGTGGCGATGTATCCGGGCTACGATCGGTGCTGGCGCGAGGAGGAGGTCATGAGCGATGAGCCGGATGCCGAATACGGCTACGCTATGGCCAAGCGCGGCATGCTGGCGCACCTTGAAGTCTCCGGACTCAACTGGGCCATGCCGATCTGCACGAACATGTACGGCCCTCACGATCGTTTCGACAAGGAGCACGGACACGTCATCCCGTCACTGGTTCGCAAGTTCCACGAGCGCGACGTGACGGTATGGGGCAACGGCTCTCAGCGCCGTGACTTCATGTACATCAAGGATGCTGTCAGAGCGCTCGTCACGATCATGGAGAAGGGCGAGGGACCGATCAACATGGCGACCGGGGAGACGCACTCGATCCGCGACGTGACCAACATCCTCTCAGCCTACACCGGTTGTGACACGATCACGTGGGATGAGACCAAGCCTCTCGGGCACACGCACCGCTCCTATGATGTCGGCAAGCTCGCCGCCCTTGGATTCAAGCCGGAGTATACGCTGGAGCAGGGCCTGAAAGAGACGATCGATTGGTACGCCGAGAACGAGAAAACCGCTAGAAAGTAGTTCACAAAACATGGTTAATTTGTCGGCGCGGGGTCAGTTGATGAGCGTTGAATGCGTCGCTCCAATTGCCTCGTCTTCGCCGTGTATGCATGGATGCGTCTGGGAGGGTACGTCGTTGCGCGGCGCTCCCATCACAGCCGATTGTACCCGCACTTCTTGTGGCTGGACTTTAGTCGCCGGCACATTGTGAGCTTCAAGCCGGCAAAGCCTGTGCCTGGTTTTCACTCGCGGTGGATTTGGTTCAAGGGACAGATGCGATGGGGCGACGAGGGGCGCTAGGCTTAGTACGGCGCACGCGAAGAGATCGCGCGACGATTGGGTTCTTCAAGGTCTCTACGATCACGGCGGCCCGATAGATCGCGAGAAGCTTTTCGATGGCGGCCCGCTTCTCGACAGCCACCCCTGTCTCGGAAACTATCGTCATGATGGCATCGAGGATGTCATCCACCAGCATGGACCTCCAAAGAAAAAGGCGCGGACCGAAGCCCGCGCCGAGTTGCATCCGTCCAGGGAGGACAAGGTACAGCTAACTCGATCAGGCTACACCACATGCCTCGAACGTCCTACTCCAAAATATCTCGGGTGACATTTTTTGGCGCACGACGCGCTGGAGGGAAAGGGCATTATCCCTGAGGATGCCGGTATCGTCCTCAAGAAGGTTTCGCACCATCTCTTCGGCGTCTTCGGCGGATGCGTAGCTGGCCCAATGCAAGTCCTGCTTTGCCCAGTTGCCCAGAGCGCACCCCTCTAGCTCAAGCAAGCAAGCCCCTGCCAGCCCCACCTCTACCGCTCGCGTCTTCAGCGTCCTCGCATACGGTCCCCTTCCATCATCCCCACCGGCCGATAGCGCGCAGTCGAACACGATTTGGCACTGCATCAGGAAGTTCGCGTAGCGCTGGTAGGAGCCATAGACCTCCTCACGGGGCTTCACCACCATACCGCAGTTCCTCACGAGTCGATCGAACACTACCTTGCGCGGCCCTGCAAAGACGCCGCATGTGCCGAGGAGGATGGGGCGCTCTAGGACAGGCTTCTGTTTCGCGTAGGGGCGCGGGTCTACCGGATGAAAGCCGATCCAATCAACGTTTGCCGGATTGTGGCATCCTCCATCACATGCGACCGTGAAGGTAAAGCACGCCTTCTCACGGTATTCGGTTAGGAGCTTGTCCCACCCGATGTCGTAAGCATCGAGACAGAGGAGAGCGATCGGAACCTTATCCCGGATGCGACGGAACGTATCAGGCGAGGCACAGTGGGCGCCTCCCGCCTGTCCGATATAGAGCACGAGATCGGGCGACTCTCTATCAACAGCATCAAGGATACGCTGATCGGGCGGAGACCCGTGCTTGTCGTACCAGTGCATCACAGGCTTGTGGCCGAGGTAGGTCAGCGAGCCATGATAAGCTTCGCAGAGCATATCGGACGGTGTGAGCCAAAGGATTTTCAAAATGTCATCCTCACCTGACCGCAATCAGCGCACGTCACCTTGCGCGCATAGTTGATCCGGCACGGGCACATGCGCGCCCAACACCGCAGGCCAAACCAGTTCCACCAGCGTCTCATTGGCTGATCGCTCCGAATACCTTGCTCCAAAACACCGCAGCAGAGTGCTCTGTCGTCACGCGCGTGTGGAGCGCATGCGCCAGTTGCTCCATCCAGTCGGGATCGGCAAGAAGCGCCTTGACCTGCTCGACGGCGTGCTCCTTACTATCGTAGACGGCGTAGTCGATTCCTGCATTGAACCAGTGCCGTGCTGCGCTGTCCTTGTGCTCTAGGAGGACGCATCCGGCGTGACCAGCCTCAAGCACCCGCCCCTTGACCTGGACGGCATTGTCGGAGCCCGACCATGGCATGTTCAGGACGATCTTGGTCTGTTTCAGGAAATTGGCATAGTGCGCGTATGAACCATATTGCTCGTTTCGACGAGGTATGCTGAGTCCTGCGTTAGCCACAAGATGTTCGATAATCTCACGTCGCGAACGAGAGCTGTAGCCGCCGGCAAACCCAAAAGTGACTGGCCTTCCCAACAGACCGGGTAAGTCACGATAGTGTCTGGCGGGCACTGGCGTAAGCAGGGTGAGGCCCCTTTGGGAGCCGGGCCAATCGGCGTTTCCATCGATGTTCACCGTCAGCGAAAATGTGTCGTTATCGCGGTACTCCGTCAGCAGCTTAAGCCATGTCGTGTCTGACCCGTCGAACACCAACTCCACGCTCGGCGCGATGTCCTTGAGGTAGCGCAGCGCTCGCTCGGATGCCATGAACGGGCCGCCATTTTGCCCGAGATGCAGAATTACATCGGGCGCCGCTTGGCTGGCGGTGTTCAGCATCTCGCGATCCGGCGGAATTGGTCCCTTGTCATATCGATAGATCGTAGTGTCGTAGCCCGCCAGGCTCGATATGGTGGCCTCCGTCGTCATGTCGCTCGGCGCTAGCCACAGGACTTTCATGCTGCTGCCTTCGTAGTGCGGCCAGAAATGATTGCCGTCGATGTTGACGACGAGGTCGCAAGCCTTTTGCTCGCGGTACTGTTCGAGGTACGGCCACCACGGCGGGTCGCAGAGATCGCCGGAGATGAGAACCACGGGCGCAATCCCCCGTAGCCGGCGTAGCGTGTCGGCACAGGGAATGTGAGGGCCGCCCGCCATGCCCGAATAGAGAATGACATCCGGTCGGCGCTCATCCGCGGCGTTGAGCAACTGCACGTCGCAGGGAATGCGCAGTCGATCATAGCGGATGACTTCGAGATCATGGTTGAGCGATGCGAGCGACTCGATCCACGGCTCGGAGGTCATATCCGAGAACGAGAGCCACAAAACCCTCACTTTTTGAAGCGCTCTAAAACAGTATTCCAAAAGACTTTCGGAGAATGCTTCGTCGTGACGGCATGGTGGAGAGCGGCTGCCGTCTCACCCGCGATTCTCGGGTGGAACGAGAGCCATTCGGCTAGCTCGGCGCCTTCCTCGATCGAGTGGTAGGGCCAATACTCATGGCGAGGCGTAAACCAAGCCTCAGTCGCCGGGTTGACCCACTCCATCAAACACCCGCCAGCATATCCGGTCTCAAGGACGCGCCCCTTGACGTGCGTCGTCGCGCCGGACCCGGTAAACGGAACGGAGAGGCTGATGCGCGCATGCTGAAGGAATTCTGCATAACCGCCATACGAGTCGGGATTATCGTCCCGCTGCTTGAAGGCAAATCCCCGGATGCCCTGCAAGCGCTGGACCAATGCGCTTCGGAATGGCCCGCCAGCGTTCCCGGCATAGCCGATGGCGTAGGGGCGCTCTTCAAATGAGTGCCGCCGCGTGGGAAAGTACCGAGTGTCCAGTGGCGTGAGGAGGGTCAGGCACTTGTCGCGCCAGCCGATGATCCCCCAATCATGCACATGAATCGGCCAATTCTTACCCCCAGGCCACACATGCGAGCCATCGATATTGACGGTCAGAGAGAATGTGCCGCGTCGCTCGAATTCCTGCAATTGCGGCCACCACGGCGGGTCGGCCGCGTCGCACAGAAAATGGATGAGCGGCGCAATCTGATTAAGCTCGCCCAATGTCTCATTGAGAGGGACGAAATCGCCTTCCCATGCGCTAATATAGACAATCGCATCCGGACGCGCCAACTTGGCGTTTTGCAGCATCTCATGATCCATCGCCACCACGTCGCGCGGAAAATGGAAGCGCTGGCGCGGATCGGGATGATTGATCCTTTCTCGGATGCTCGGATCGCCCTGGATTGCTGCTATTGCGGCACGATGCCATTTTTCGTCGTAGCGCAGGACAGAGATGTTGTGTTCGCCGAGGCAATCGAGGGAGCCGATAAACGTCGCCGTGTTGTTCGATGATGTCGAAAGGATCAAAATATCCACGCTCTAACTCCAATCTTGATAAGTGCCGTCTTGCCCCGATTACGGCGTAAGAGACCGAGCCAGATGGCTCGGCGGAGGGGACCGCAAGCATCGGGACTTAGTGTGCCAAGACAGACGGCGTGCCTTCTGAAAACCCCCTCCATTACATCAATTCCAGTCGATCAGAAGTTTTGTGCTCTCCCGCAAGCGCTCATCCGGCCGCGCGATTGGCACTTGCGATGCCGCAATCGGCGCCATCTTATCCCAAGCGTAGGACTGGGGCTCCGTTCCGAGACACCAGCGTGCCCAGTGAATGAGTCGCTGCCCGCGTGTGGGACGCATGCCCATGTGAAGCCCGCGCGTGTCGGCGATGAAACAATCTCCCGCGCGTCCGTACATGAACTCGATATGCCCGCCCTGCACGCCCCGATGCGTGCGGGTCTGGAATTGATGCGGCCCATCCTCGATCTCCATCACGGGCGAGCCGAACATGAACAGGACAAGGAAGTGGTCGGCATCCCGATCGCGGTGCCAGACTTGAATGTCCTCGTTCATCCGATCGTTGCTCGGCCGCGTCCAGAACGAATGGACTGAGTAGAGGTAGGGGAAGCCCCCAAGATACTCTTCCATATCGTCGGTGAACGAGAGCGCGAATTCGAGGAAGTGCGGCGCTGTGATGGTACCGCCGACGAGAGGCGGGCACACGACGGGGCGAGAGAGCATCGAATCCCAAGAGCCCGATTGTCCATTGCCGCGTAAGGGCACGTGACCGTCATGAATGGTCAGCGTCTTGAGGTGGGCTTCGACTTCGGCGTAATGCTCGAAATGATCGCCGCTCGGCGCGATGCCGTCCCAGTACAGTTTGCGGGCGATGCTCATTCGACCGGCTTTGCTAGCAAGTTCATGTCGATGAACGAGAGGACATCGGGGTTATCCCGCCAGACGGTCGCAAGACCCGCCGACATCGCACTTACCACGCGCTCTTCCTTGTCTTCATCCTCGATATTCCATATGTCACAGATGCAGTGAAGGATTTCGTGAAGCAGGGTCTCTGCCGTTTGGCGAGGTGAAAAGCTCGTGTCGATACGGATCGTTCGGGAAATGCCGTTCGTCTCGCCGTATCGCCGCGCGCCGCTCGCTTCGCTTGGATGCCACGTCTCGATCTTGTAGTCGTGGTACCCGACCTTCACCTTGGCGGGCAGGTCATTCAGACCCGCTTCTCTTTCAGCCATAAACTCACATCCTCGGGATTATAGAAGATTCGGCCTTCGACGCGATGATACGGCGGGCCGCGATCGAAACGGCGCCACTCACGGAGCGTCGTTTCCCCCCGGCCCAATCGCCTCGCACATTCCTTTGTGCTCCACCAGCCGTCGAGTATCGACAAATGTAAATCCGTCGCCTTTCGTCTTGCCCCGTCGTGCGCCGCTATTCTTGGACGCTTTGCGCGTTTGTGTCCATAGGTAAATGGCCGCACTCTCGCCTTGGACCAATTGGGTCCAGCTCCGTTCGTCTGGTGCAACTCCCGGCGGACTTTCCATGGAGAGAGAGCATGCGCGACACGATGGGTCGTGGCCGGCGTCGCCACAAGCGCAAGTAAGCGCGGTTGAATGGTCGCGCTTCCCGCTGCCCCCGGCTCCCCGACTGTACCCGGTGCCCTCCCCGTCGCTGGTCGCAGTGGTGCGCCCGGAGCCCCTCCTCCAGGTGGCGCGGGCGGCGCGACCATGCCGACTCCCAATCGTGGCCTGCAAGCCGCAGCCATGGCCCAACTCACGCAGTGCATCCGCATCATGGAAAAGGCACTCCCCATGATCGGCGTCGAGACCGAGATGGGCAAGGATGTCGTCAAGGCCCTCACGACGCTTTCGAAGCATATCTCCCCCGGCTCCGGCTCTCCCGGCGTCGAGCAGAATTCACTGATGAACATGATGATGCAGCAGAAGCAAGAGCAGCCGATGCTCCAGCTTTTGCGCGCTCAGGGTCAGCAGCAATCCCCCGCCGGAGGCGCAACGCCGCCGGCCTCTCCAGCACAGGCGGCTTAACATGGCAGTCGATGTCTTCCACGACAAAACGTCCTCGGTTCCGATGGACAAGGACGGCACGAATTCGACCATCGTCCGCATCGGTCTGGCGAAGTCCGATATCGGCGCGCGCAAGTCGCATCTCGCGACCGCCGACAAGAAAAATTCAAATTCGATTAAGCACGTTAAGGGCTCGTAATCCATGCCGATGATCGAAGATACCGAGTTCGAGCAGATCACCGCAAAGCTGCGGAACTACGACGAACTCGCCAAGGGCGCGGGTCTCTTGAACAAGCTCGGCCAGGGCAAGAACCGCCGCAAGCTGCTTGAGTTGGTCAAGGAAGAGTTCCCGCAGGCCAGCATTCCCGAGATCGACGCTGCCGCCCCTGTTCTCGACGAGGTCAAGCAGACCCGCGAGGAGATGGCGGCCCTCAAGAAGCAGCTTGAGGAGGAGAAGAAGGCGCAGGCCGAGGCGAAGCGCGAGCAGGAGCTATCGGGCTACGTCGAGAAGAACCGCAAGATGCTGCGCGATCAGGGATGGCTCCCTGAGGGCATCGAGAAGGTCGAGAAGCTGATGACCGAACGCGGCCTCACCGACTACGAGGCTGCCGCCGCTCTCGTCGAGCGCATGGAGCCGAAGGACGAGCCGGTCCTGCCGAACTACGACCGCTCGTGGAACTTCACCATGCCCGATCGCGATGCCGATGCGGAGGACCACAAGCTGCTGGTCTCCAGCGTCAACGGCGCACGCAAGTGGCAGGGCAAGCAGATTCAGAATTTCTTCAAGGAGAAGCGCGAGGGGCGCTTGGTGCTGTGACCTCTTGTGCATCGGCGAAACCGCCGGGACAGGAATAGGAGACGATAAATGGCGGTTCTCGGCGGCACGGGTGTAGTCCCAGGCTCAAGCTCAGCGATCTTTACCGAGCTGAACTCGCTGACACGGCGCGCATTCATCCCGCGCGTGACGGTGCAGCTGTACTTCTCGACGCCCACCATGATGATGCTGATGTCGAACGCGCAGCGCTCGGCCGGCGGCCTGAACCAGATCACCTTCCCGGTTCAGGGTCAGTCCATGGTGCAGGGCGCATGGACGAGCTATTCGGGCTCGTTCAACAAGCCGCAGGTCATCACGGGCGTGCAGAACGCGGCCTTCAACACGGCATACTTCGTCGTGCCGGTGCCGCTGGTGCTCGGCGAGGCGCTGCTGCAATCGACCGAAGCCGTCGTCCCGATTCTCGACGTGCGCATGAACGACGTTTACGCCGTCACGGCGCAGCAAATGGGTTCGGCGATCTTCACGAACAACACCGCCAACCCGCTGATGCCGTCGTCCTTCGTCGATGGCTTCGACAACGGCACCACGGTCCCGACCTACGGCGGCATCAACCGCAACTCGGCCAACAACACGTTCTGGCAGGGTCAGGTCTACACCAGTGCAGGCGCGATCCTCAATCGCCAGTCGATGTCGCAGTTCCTCATTCAGGTGACCGACAACGCAGGCGGCGAGGCGCCGGACTTCTGCGTGATGTCGCCTTCCGACTTCGCAACGCTGAACTCCAGCTTCATCGCGACGAACTCGGGCAACACCCCCGTC